CCTGTCGGCCAGTCATGCACGGAACCTCCCCGCCTCGAAACCGTTGGCCATATAGAATGCGATTTTGTCAGCGGCGTGCCTTTCGTCACCCCGGATACATAGGGCCGTGCTAAAACCGAAGTCGGAAGAACTCGGATAGCGTTCGTAGGCGTTGCCGTCCTCGTCTTTCGCTTCGGGGGCTTTGAACGCCTCGTAATAGGTCAGCCCGTCAGAGGTGGTGCGCTTGTAGCAGTATATTCCGTTGGCGTCGTTATGGGCGATTTTCTCGAATTTGTCGCCGAATTTTGTAAACTCGTCCCGCAATGGCGGGTAAAACATCCGCTTTTTCATATATTGTTTCTGAATTTTCGATTTTCTTTCGTGTTGTGGGTACTTGTCCCACTTGGATATTTTCATGCGCTCAAATAGCAAAGGCATTAGAACGGCCCCGCCTCCCCGATTGCATCCGTCGCGGGACTGTCGTAGTCTGTTATTCGGGTCAGACTTTTGTTGTGGCGAAAGTATATCCGCCCCGTTGCCCCCTCGCGGTTCTTTGTGACGTGCATGATCCCCACCCCGTCGGATGAAATTAATCCGTAGCGATTCGTGTCTATTGTTTGCGCGCCGTACATTGCCGGACGGTCGAGGAACAGCACCATATCGGCGTCCTGCTCGATGGCTCCCGATTCGCGCAAGTCCGACAATAGCGGCGTTTTATCCGCCCGTTCCTCAACTTTGCGCGACAACTGCGACAACAAGATAACCGGAACATCGAGTTCCTTTGCGAGCAATTTTGCCGAACGGCTGGCGGCAGCTATCTCCCGCTCGCGGGTGCTGTTCGGATTGCGGGTCGAGGTGTCGAGAAGTTGCAGGTAGTCGATAACGACCATCCCGCACTTGCCCCGGCGGTGCATCGCCTTGCATTGCGAGCGTATAGCCCCTATCGTGATATTGGCCCGGTCGTTGAGGTAAACAGGTATTGCCGAAAGCTCCGCGCCGGCTTGCTCCAATTGTGACCACCCGGCCGTATCGACGCTACCCACTCGGAACGCCTGCGAATCGACCCCGGAACCCCCGACCAGCATCCGCCCGGCCAGTTGCCCGGCGGGCATTTCCAACGAGAATACGCACACCGGGACGCCCGACGCTGCCGCAGCACGGGCAAAATGCAACATCGTGGCACTTTTACCCGTTCCCGGACGGCCAGCCAACACCACGAGCTGCCCGCCACGCCAGCCTCCGGTCAATGCGTCAAGCCGTCGTAGCCCCGTAGGAATGCCGATACACTCGCCCGCTTGCCTGGCCTGCTGTCGTCGCTCCAGATCGTCGAGGGTTGCCCGCACGACATCCGACAAAGGCGTGATGTCATCCGAACGCACGGCCCGGTCAGCTATCGCGGTTATTTCCGTCGTTGCCCAGTCTACAACACCGTCCGGATCGGAGACGGCACGCGCCGCAAGTTCGTAGCCGAAGATGTATAAACGGCGGCGTATTTCGGTGTTTGCGAGTTGCCGGGCGTGCTCCAGCACGTTAACGCCGGAACCTACTGCATTGGTCAGTTCTGAAAGGTAACGCAACATTTCCCGGCCTTTGAGTTCCGGCCGTTGCGACAACGTGTAAAGGTCTATTTTCTCGTTGCGCTCCAACATCGAGAGCATCTCGCCGTAGATCTTGCCATTATTTGGGTCAGAAAAGGCCGAAATTTCGACGATCTCCATCAAGTCAGGCAGTTGGCCAGGCTCAAGAATCAGGGCGCCTAAAATGGCTTTTTCGAGCTCGGGCGATTCCGGAAGTCCCTCAACGGACGCCGGGCGGTTATAAGTCTTGATAGATTCGCTTCGTTTCATGGTTAGTTTGATTTTGGGTCGTGTTGCTGAATTCGGATTTGCGGCGCATCCAATTTCGCGCGGCGGCTTTCCAGTCTTTTATCGGATTTTTACCGGTTCGCCAGCCGTTAGCCGTGAAATAGTCGTAAAAGCATTCCGCATCCGTATCGCCTCCTTTGATCGTAGAAAAATAATCTTTGACTATTTCGAGCGAGGGGACGACAAACGCCGTGCGTTTGGTAGTCCCCTC